GCCTCCAGAACCCCAGCGTGCAGGAGAAGAACGCGATCCTGTCTTCGATCAGGCACGCGATCCTGCCGGGAGAGATCCGGAAGGTGAATCACCGCCTCGAAGGCGGACGGCAACTTAAATGCTTCGTTTTTCGAGAGGAACTAGAGTTGGCCGCGATCCACCGCTTGTCGGAAGGGTCGTGATCTTTCCCGCTCTCATATAGGGAACTCAAAAAGAAATTCTCAAAAACAACAGGTAGCAAGGTAGCACTGAAAACGGGAGTAAAGAAACGCCTTTTTTTCAAGGCCTTTCCTTATATCTAGCCCGCTACCTGATGGACAAAACGCACCGGGATCACAGGAAGCAAGGAGGTAACTCGTGAAGATTGAGCGGGCAATAGGCGGAGCCGGCACGGGGAAGACCAGACTGATCCTCGACCGTCTCACGCAAGCCAAGAAGGAACTCAGGCTCTCCGTCGACGAGATCGGGTTCTGCACGTTCACCCGAGCAGGCCGGCAGGAGATCGCCGACCGGGCCTCTGAGGCGTGGTGCGTCGATCCTGAGGCTCTGCCGTGGTTCCGGACAGCACACTCCATCGCCTACCGTCAGGTCGGCATCGAGGACGGCCAGTTGATTCAGGGAAAAGATGGCGAGAGTTGGATGAGCGACGCTCTCGGCGGCCGGATCAACACGCGGATCGACTCCCGCGGCGAGCGAACCTACGTCGCCGGCGGAGACGAGACGATCCCCACTGCCCTGAAGGCGTGGGAACTGGCGAGAAGCACGCTCCGTCCCCTTCGGGATGTCGTCGCAGCCCTGATGGCGTCCGGCAGCGTCGAGTATGTCCCATACGAAGACGTCAAGTCTGTGGTCGAGAAGTACGAGAGAGCCAAGAGAATCGACGGCCTCGTGGACTACACGGACATGATCGCGAGATTCGCAGGCGTCCGTTTCAGCATCGACGGCGCCGAGCGGGTCAGCCCGGACGGCGAGGTTCCGCAGAACCTCAGAGTCATCGCGATCGATGAGGCCCAAGACTCGTCGGCCCTCGTCGATCTCGTCTGCCGGCGGCTCGCCTACGAGGGGCGAGTCGAGCGAGCGTGGATCTGCGGAGATCCGTACCAGTCGATCCACGGCTTCGCAGGCGGAGACTACCGTCACTTCCTGTCTTGGGACGCCTTCGAGTCCACGATGCCGCAGTCGTATCGGTGTCCGGATTCAGTCTTGAGGCTCGGAGAGCGGTGTCTTAGCAGGATGAAGTCTGGATACCGTGACCGAAAGATCAAGCCGGCGGCACACGACGGTTCTGTGTCAACGTGCGGCAGCGTCGAAGAGGCGATCACTCGCGCGTCGTCGCAGTCGTCCGTCTTGATTCTCGGCCGATGCGCCTACTCGCTGGCGGAGTACGAGGCGTCTCTCGATGCTCGCGGCACGCCGTTCTGCTGGATCGACCGGGCACACTCGCTGTCGACCATCGAGGCCTACGAGGCCCTTTGGTCTCTCCAAAACGGCGGCATCGCGACTGGGCAAGGCTGGGGATCGGCCGTCTCGATGATCAGCGTCAACTCGAAAGAGCATGGTCAACTTCTCGTCCGCGGCGAAAAAGCAGCGTGGGAGAAAGGAAACCGAACCGACGTTGACCTGATACGGCCCACCGACAGCGACATGGCGATGGCCGGAGCCGAGCCGCCCCTCATGACTCTAATCCGCGAGGGTAGGTGGCACCTTGCGATGGAAGCCAAGTCGCGAGACAGAGCAGAGAAGTGGCTCCGCGTCGCAACGAAGCACGGCCCGAGCGTCGCGAGTGATCCTCCGATCAAACTCTCGACGATTCACGGCGCGAAGGGGCTTGAGGCGGACACGGTCGTCGTCTCCTCGGTCACGAGCCCGAAGATCGAAAGGTCTCGCGCGACCCTCAACGAATGCCATGATGAAGAGTGCCGCATCGAGTACGTGGCCGTGACGCGTGCTCGACGGAATCTGATTTATGTGCAGGATGGATTCAGATACCGAATGGAGTTGCCTGTATGAAGACCCTCAGGCTCTTGGCTGCCGCATTCATCGTCTCTTCTGCGGTCGCTGGTACGATCAGCCCGGAAGTCGCCGACAAGTCGCACGTCGAGTACGGAAAGAAGTTTCCGTTCGTAGCAAGACTTCTTTGCGCCAACGAAGACGGCCAAAAGGACGGCAGTTGCGTTCTCATCGGCGACCGCTGGGCCATCACTGCCGCCCATGTCGTCGAAGACATGGACGAGTGGGTCATCGTGACCGACGACGGCAAGCGTCACGTCGTCGAGGGAGTCGCTGTCCACGAAGACTTCCGGCGGGGAGCATTCAGAGACGGCGGCGACATCGCCGTGTGCAAGTCCAGAGACTCGTTCGGGCTGGACTGGTACCCTGCCCTCTATGACGGCAAGGACGAGGCCGGAAAAGTCGTCAGCATTGCGGGGTACGGCGCGACGGGCACGTTCACTGACGGTCGCAATCCATTCAGTGACGGCCTCCGGCGTGCTGGCAGCAACGTCATCGACGAGGCCACCGAAGGGCAGATCTTCTGCTCGGTGGGGAACGGCAGAAAGACGTCGCTTGAGTTCCTGATCGCACCGGGTGACTCGGGGGGCGGCCTGTTCATTGGCAACAGACTCGCCGGCGTCAACTCTCACGTCTCCGTGTCGGGCACGCTGCCTCCGCAGGGAGTCTTGGGCGAAGAATCGTCTCACACTCGCGTCAGCGACTACTTGGACTGGATCAGAAAAGAGGCCCGGTGTGAGTGACCTGCTGTTCGACATCTCTCCGATCGAGGACGAGGACTCGAAGAAGAAGAAGTCCTCGAAGCGGAAGAAAGTTCAGGAGCAGAAACTTCCGGGAGCCCCGGTCGACTACGAGTCTGGGTACGTCCCCGGATACATCGCGTCCCTCGATGTGGCCTGCGACCGGTGCGGCGTCTCTGTCACTGATCTGGCCGAGGTCCGGAAGAACGAATGGCTTGTCGTCTGCGGCTGGAGTTGCGGCAGGCAGTGGGTCATCGACCCGATCCCCGGAGTCCTCGACTCCAAGGCTGACGACCGGGAGTTCGTGCTTCGAGAGGGCCGATTCAAGGGCAGGACGTTCAGCGAAGTGTGGGGCTCCGGCGAAGACTGGTACGTGCGTGGCCTTGCCAGCACTGGCGGCAAATCCATCGCTTCCCGAGCCGCTGCTGCGTGGATGGCGAAGAAAGGCTATTGACCACCATTGGTTGTCTGGATACCGTAACTGCGTCTCGATAAATGCCACGGACGGTTCTCGCCGTGAGCGGGTTGGAACGGAACTCCTCCCGCTCGCGGCTCTTTCAGAGACCTGCACGGATGTGGTTCTTCACCTCGACAAACGCTCTCGTTGCCGAAGTTCGCAGGCTGGCCTTCAAGATGAGCGGGCCGCCGTACGCGTTTCGTGTGTCGCTCATCGGTATGGAGTCTGAGATGCTGATCTATTCAGTGACTGCTGGTCCCCCTGTCGATTCCGACGTCGCCTCGCGTCGCCTGACCGTCACCGTCAACGGAGAGGTCGCCTCCGCTGTTGACCACCCGGCCAGCACGACCGCGTTCGGCGAGATCTCCGTCCCGCAGGACGCGAGCGTCGTGGTCTCGCTGATCGACGTCGATGACGCCGGCAACGAGAGCCAGCCCAGTTTCTTCGAGTTCTCGGCGAAGGACACGATTCCTCCGTCGCAGCCCGGCTCGCTCGGCGTCACTCTCGTCCGCGAGGAGTGAGAGCCTTGCACAGGCTTCTTCATGGCGACGCAGTGGAAGTGCTCCGCTCTTTCGCGAGCGAAAGCGTCCACTGCGTCGTCACGTCGCCGCCGTACTACGCAATGCGGTCGTACCTTTCGAGCGTCGACCCACTCAAGAAGTTCGAGATCGGCCTCGCCGGCAGCGAGTACGTTGCCGACCTCGTGACTGTGTTCCACGAGGTGCGGCGAGTCTTGCGTTCCGACGGAACTCTCTGGCTCAACATTGGCGACACGTACGATGACGGCCAACTCATGGGGATTCCGTGGATGGTCGCCCGGTCTCTGCAAGCCAACGGATGGATCCTCAGGCAGGACATCATTTGGGCCAAGAAGAGCCCGATGCCTGAGAGCGTCGTGAATCGATGCACGAGAAGCCACGAATACGTCTTCATGCTGACGAAGTCTCACGACTACTTCTACGACGCCGAAGCGATCAAAGAAGAGTCAGACTCGTCGCCGAGCGGAAAGAATCGAAGGAGCGTCTGGAGCATCGGCAGCACGCCATACAAGGGCGCCCACTTCGCGACGATGCCCGTCGGCCTCGCGAGCCTCTGCATTCAGGCCGGGACATCCGATCGCGGCTGCTGCGACCACTGCGGATCTCCGTTTCGGCGGACAGTCGAGAAGCAGAAGATCTTGCGGAAGAGACCGAACGACTACGTCAAGCGTCGCGGGCAGAAGGGCACTGGAAACTCCTGCTCCAACAGCGTGGCAGGAGTCCTGACCTCGACGACCGGGTGGTCTCCTGCGTGCAACTGCGACGAAGCAGAGGTCTCTTCGACTCGATGCACCGTCCTCGACCCGTTCGCCGGCAGCGGAACGACGCTCGCGGTGGCTTCGAGCCTTGGTCGGGATTCGATTGGCATCGAGTTGAATGCCGAGTACATTCAGATCGCCGAAGAGCGGATCGAGGCGTCGCGTTGAATCCCGTCATCGCCATCACTCCGTGGGAGTACGAGCGGTGCTTTGCCGTCGGAATCGGCCGCTTCACTGCGAACTGGGGAGTTCCCGACGCCCCGTACTATGACCGGGCCCGCATGGAAGAAGACAGGAACGCGCAGGCGGCGGCGGCGATCTGCGAACTGGCGGTCGCGAAGTACACGAACCAGTACTGGCACGGCGGCGTCTGGCACAGGACCGACCACGGCAAGTACAAGACTCTCGCAGACGTCGGCTCGAACATCGAGGTTCGCCGAGTCAGGACAGGAAATGCCGTGAAGGTCCGGAGGCGGGACGCCGGCAAGGTCGTCTGGGCTGCGAGGGTCGCCGACCAAGAGTACAAGACCGTCGAACTGCTCGGCTTCGTCTTCGCGGACGAGGTTATCTCTTCGCTGGCTGGCACGTACAGCGACGAGAAGTATGTCGAAGTA